CAGTCGGGATACCAAAACCCTCACCATACGAAGTAACCAAACCAACATCACAAGCAGACATTGCACAAGCCATAGTTTGACGATCAATACCGAACTTATAGGCCACTTGGTCAACAAAACGAACATGCTTAGGGTCAACCTGGAGACTGGTCAGCAAGTCAGCCAAATTGATTCCACCATAAGAACCAAACATTTCAGTGTGCATATACAGCAAAACATCATCATACTTTTTAGCCAACAAACTAAAAGCCAAAAGATTCTCGCCAAAAGCTTTGCGATTAGGATAAACACCTTTATTGGCAGCAACCATACCAACAACAAACTTGCCATCAGCTTGCATATAGGCTTCAGCAGAAGTGCCATCACTGCACTTATCTGTCGGCCTAAAAACTTTTGAATCAATACCATGCGGCACATAGACAGAATCAATATTCAAATTTGCTAAAGCCTTTTGACCAAACTTAGTCATAGCAATAGGAGTTACATTAGGTTTAGCGCACCAAGCTGCAACAGCAGAAGGAATCGGGTCATGGTCAATCGGCACCCACGAAGCAATATTTAGAGAATCAAGATTCGGGTTTGTGAGAACCCAAACATCATAAAGAGTAATTAAGGCAAAAGGCAGATTAGGATTCTCAGCTTTGAAATGAGCAGCGTTCAAAGCAATCACATCATTGCTATAGCCATCAACTCCGCGCGGATAATGAGGAAATTTACCGTTGCCCAAATCTAAAGTTGATCTAGTGCCTTCTAACCCAAAGTTAGATAAAGCAGCAATATTATGGCCAGCCCTTTTAGCGCGAAACAAAAACTGTTCAGCCTGTTGACCATAACCAGTCGGTTGACCAGGCGAATTTGAGTAAAGAGCAATAGCAGATTTCGACATGGTTCAAGAGTATAAGAAAAACCCCCCAAAACCGAAGTCTTGAGGGGCTTTCCAATGAAACAGCGATTTAGGCTGTGCCACCCTTGAAAAGCTTCATGTGAGTCTTTTCAATAAGCGCACCATCAGCACGCCATAGGTAACGGAATGTTGCAAGGTCGCTACCAAAGGCGTAGTCGTCGCTTCTGTCAACCTGTAGGCCGTTCACATTGCGAACATAGTAAGCCTTCAAGTCACCAGCAACAAGCGAAACAGCAGCCGAACCAATAGATGGCATAGCAGGAGTTTCGTAAACAGTAACTCCACCAACAAGGTCACGCTTGCCCTGAACCTGAGCAGGCTCAAAGATAAAGCGGCCATAACCATCTTTTAGCTTACGCATAGCACCAATGCTGCTTGCGTTAGCCAAAATACCGAAAGTAGGCAACTGACGAAGCGAACCATCAACCGAATAAATTAGGTCGAAAATGTTGTCAGCAGTAAAGCCACCGACAGCCGATGGGCCTGAAACAGCAGTTGTGCTTGCGCCACCCACAACACCTGTTGCAGCTGAAGTCAAGATTCCTGTTGGTGCAGTTCCGCCACCAGTTCCATTGATGAAGTCTTGGCCAAGGGCATAACCAAAAGCGTTGCCCGCCTGGCCGGCAAGATATCCAATCAAATCAACTGAAGTGTCTTTCAAAAGTTCATTTGCAACCTGAGTAATAAATGAATATTTGTAAGAGTTTAGCGTGGTGAAAACGTTGAAGCCAGGGTCGCTTGCAGTAATAGACGAACCAGCAGCTTTGATGGTTGCTGTCGAGAATGACGACTGCGAAGGCAACTGCAAAGGCTCACCAGAAGTGGTGTTGATTACAGTAGCCAAATCGAGCAACGGGTTGACCAAACGAGCCAAAGTAACGATCTGGTTAAAGAACGAAGTTGGAATCGGGGTAGTCGAAGTGGTGTTCGATGCGTTAGTTGGCGCAAGCACGCGAGATTCAAACATGTGACTGCGGATTTCACCGAGAGCCATCTTGCGTAGAATGTCGCTTTCGTTGTCTGCCGAAGCAGCATCGAAATTGATTGCAGCCGAAGCGATAGAGGCCTTAACAGCCTGTTCGCGGGTTTCGAGAGCAGATACAGCTTCACGAGCCTCATAAGCTTTGTTCAATTCGGTGAACTTAGCTTCATCCTCACCTGACCATGAACCGCGTGACTCAGCAGAGTCAACAAGTTCCTTCATCTGGTGGAATAGGCCGTTTTTCTGATCCACTGCTTTTTGAGCGTCGCTCATAGTGGTTGTCCTTTCGAGACATTAGAAAAAAGGTTTATTGGCCGCGCTAACGCTGAACCCTGCCGGTGCTAACACTCAAGCAAAATAAGTCTATAAGAGACCTAGACACACCATAAAAAAACCCCCTGCCAGTGAAAGGTCTGGCAGAGGGAAACAAATAAGGGAAGGGATTATTTTGTTTTTTATTATCTACTAAAAAGCAGGTCGAAAATGAACGAAACGACCTACATTAGTAAAACTTAGGTTATTCGTGTTTTAGCATCAAATCGAGTTGTTTCTTTTTGATAGCCAACAAATCTGCAACACCAGCAGGCTGATCTAATTTTTTGACTAGCGAACCAGCCACAGTCGTCAACAATTCAGCTTGGCGTTCAGTCAATTCAGTGTCGCCTTCTAAAGCAAGAATTGCTTCAGTCAACTCATTTGAATCAACATTTGCTCTGGCAGCAATGGCATCAAAAGAGCGCACATTAGCCAAGCCATCAGTCGAAGGATAAGCAGGAAAAGCAACAATGCTTACTTCATGCAAACGAACACTATTCAACATGCGTTCAGCACCATCAGCCGACCAAGAATCGCCACCCTCAGGCACACGGAAACCAAAACTCATAGCCGAAACATCGCCACGCTTCAACAAAACAGCAGCATCACGGCCAGCTTGAGTATCCGGCAACTGAGCAGTCACCTTCAAACCCTTAGCATCCTCACTCAACTGCATAGTTCCAGCACGAAGCGAACCCAAAACAGTTCCAGTGTCATGATTCCACAACAACTTTACTTCATTACGAGAAGCCAAAGAACGCTTAAACGCCCCTGGCATAATCGTTTCAGTAAAAGGCAATGGCTCACTCGGCTGATTGAATAACGCTGCATAACCAGTGAAAGTCATGCCATCACCCTCAGCGCGCATCTCAATCGGCGCATAAACAGTGCGGCGCTCAACCTCAGCATGATGTGATCTAGCAGAATTCATTTCAGTGCCAGCCGAAGCACCCGAAACAGGCAAACCAGTATCCTCGCTCGCTTCCTCGATAGTTTGACCTTCTGCAGCTTCCTCAACATCAACCGCATATTCGTCACGCTTTACATCCCCAATAACAGCGCCCAACTGCCAATGCCATTTGCTCATTCTGTCCTGAACATCGGCCAAGAAGTTATAGATGCCCTGTTCAGCCAACTTATCTGCACAAGTTATCGTGTAAGCAACATCGCCTTTATAGATTTCAATAGCCTTATAGAGCGCCAAACTCAAATCAACAGGGTCGCCACCAACAAAAGTTGCATCAATATCAGTATCAGCAACGAACTGAGGCAAAGTAAAAGGCGAATCAAAATCAAGTTTGCGAATGTTCTCGCTCAACGGGTCAATAATGTCGTCAATGTCTTGATAAATGTCACCAAAAAATTCGTGATATTGACTAAAAAGCACGCCTTTCACATTCCAATGCGCACCATGAGCCAAAAATTTTAGGCTAACCGTAGTGCCCAAAAGTTCGCGCAACTCTTCCGCCAAAGTTGCTTTAGTCGGTTCAGCCGTTTCATCCTCTGGCGTTTCCTCACCCAAATCAGGGTCACTCAAAGTCATGTTATAGGCAGGGTCAAGACTCTGCGACATGTCTTGAACAGCCGAACGATTGATTAGATTCATGCTTGGTAACTCCTCTGGATCATAAACATTTTGAACACCCGCCTCGCTGTAAGCAGCACGCGCACCAGCATCAGCATCAACAACCCAATCAATCTCATAACCCAAATCCATAAGATTATCAGCAGTCGCAGCTTTGAACATAGGTGCAGAACTAATCGAACCATCACTCAAAACAAGTTCCTGAAATTCAATATTTAGGCGACCCAGTTCAGCCAAAATGACTTCACGGTCAGTTTCAGGTCGAGCCGAAACAATCCACAAATCCTTTTTAGCCAAATCAATCCATTTATACAAAACATCATTGACCACACCGTCAACAACCAAAGTGCCATCCAAATCAGTGATACCGATAGCACCTAAAATTGAACGTTTACTCGCACGCTTCAACTCGCCCCCAGGCGCAATGTTTTCATGCAAAGACACAGCAACCATCTGCTTGATAGCATCTTTTTTGACTGGATGTGAACCCAAAACTTTACCGGCAGCATCGACAGTGTCCCAACCATCAGCAGTCTTTTTGATGAAATAAGGCATTATTCTCCTGTTTTATAACTGCCATTAGGCACAGTAGTTGGATTTTGGACTTGAACGCTAGGCAACCCAGTGTGAGCAATCGCAGGCAAACCAAGACTCTTTAGAACCTCAGCAGGTTCAAAACCAATGTTGATAAGTTTTTGAGCCATAGCAACTTTGCCTTCAATTTCACTCAAATTAGCGGCAGTAATGTCAATGTTTGCCAAAGGCACACGGTTATTGTCACCAGCCGAAATAGGCGACATGTCCTCTTTGCCGCGAACTTCATTGATGGTCATCCAACCATTCATCAAAGCACTCGCATAACCATTGATTCGAGTCGCATAGTCGCCACGCAACAGTTCATCAGTGTTGAAACTAATAAACGCTCTATCTGGCAAAAGGCGACTAAACGCATCCTCAAGGCGAGCAATCCAAGGCCTCAAAGTGTGAGTCACAAAAGCAATGTTGTTTTGCTCAATGCTGTTATAACTAGACGCGCCTTTTTCACTCAAACCAATCATGTTCAAAGGCACTCTAAACGCGCGAGCAATATCCTCAACCGCAAACTTGCGGGAATCAATCATTTGAGCTTGGTCATTCTGCACAGTTGTCGGCTTAAAAGTCGCGCCACCAGACAAAACGCCAGTCCTGTGCGCACGCTTATAACCTCTATGCATACGGTCAAGCGAATCGCTAAGATTCTTAGCCTGATCTGCCGTCAAAGTGCCAGGAGTCTCAATAATTCCAGCCATCGTAGTGCCTTGACCAAAAAAGCGTGCCGCAAAGTTTTCGAGAGCAATGTTCAAACCAATGTTTTCTTTAAGTTTGTCAACAATGCTATTAGCGCGAATCTGCCCAGGCTGCAACAACGAACCAGTAACATGCAAAACATCGTCAGTTTCCAGCATGCCGTTCTCGCCAGTATAAGAAAAACGTTTTTGACCTAAAGGGCTTCTAGACATCAAAACCTTTAGCGGATCAAGACACATCAAGTTGATAATTTCGCCATTATTAGGGTCGCGGAAAATACGCACAAAAGCATTACCGTCAATCAACAAACTAACCATAATTTGTTGCCAAAAAGCGACACTGTTTATCATCGCATCAGGTTGAGTAACCCAAGCAGGTCGAGGTCGATAAGGCTTTTTGATACCATCACGGCGAATATAAGCATCAACAGGCAAAGTTGAAATAGTGTCGCTAATCAAAGTGACACAAGCCCAAACCGCGTTAGAAGTGGTTGCTGTCTGCTGATCAACATAAGTTGCAGCTTGAGACTCATAACTGGTTAGGTCGCCAGCACCCCAAATAGTTTGAAACGAAATGTTGCGCTGTTCGCCACCCGGCAAAACCCGACCAAGCATCAATTACTTCTCTCAATAGCCAAACCAAACAACACCATGCCAACACCAGCGGCCACGATGCCCAAAGGCAACCAAATCAAACCAAGTCCCAAAGCGAAAACTGCAACACCGCAAGCCTGCAAAATAGTTGCAATCATTTCCAACCCCTAAAAGATAAAGAACTCAGGAACAACATTCGGTTCAAGTCTAATAGTTGCGCGGTCATAAGCGATAACACTAGCCACAGCAGCATCAATCTTTCGTGGCGAAGCCCGATTCTCTTTCACAATACGAACCCCCAAATTATCGTTCTTGACCACACAGTTATCTAAATGGCGGGCAAGCAAAGGGTCGCCATCATGAGTCAAACGCGACTCAGTAACCGCATCAAAAAACTTTGCACAAGACATAACCATGCGCCTAGCCGAAGTTGACGGATATTCCACAATAGGTAAGCCCAAATCCTCAAGAATGGCCATAGATCGTTGCCACCTAAACGGGTCACAAGCAATTTCTTTCACTTTAGGGAACTGTTGACAAAAACCAATGATGGCTTGCTCAACATTTAACGTATCCACGCGCCAATCGTCATAATCCTCGGGCTGCTTTTCCCAAGCTTTTACCAAAAACAAATGCGACTTATCATCCGCAGTTTTAGGGATAGTTGCCCCCACAATAACCGAAGTGTCACCGCTAAACGAACCATCAAAACCCAAAACATACTCATCATCAGGGCTAAGCGCATAATCGCCTTGCAAAACATCCCACGAACCAGCTGGCAACCAAGCAGTCTGGCCTGAAACCCACTGATTACAGCGTTTAGTTCTAAACTCGGCTTCAGGAGTTCGGCGAACCATGCTCTCGAAATCGGCTTGCGAATTCAAATCACCATAACCAGGGTTAGCGGCAACCCAACTCGATTCAAGTTTGTGGTCAGCATCCAAAGGCGCTTCCCACCAAGCCATATAAAAACTAGGGTCATCAA